TAGATGATTTAATTGTTAAAACATCCCCATATTCATTTTTAAGAGTTGCTTCTTCAGAAATAATATCAAGTGCAGGAGCAATCAATGAATCATAATCCATAGCTTCATAGTCGCTATAAAGCTGGAGACGCATAGATGAGTAGTTAAGTGTTGGGTTGTACTGTAAAGAGGAACCTACAGGTCTATGTAATCTTGTAAATCTATCATATAGTGAATTGGATTCTAAGTTACCGTATTTTTGAATACGATCAACATCCATCACTTTTAATTGTTTTCCTCCGACATTTCTTATGATAACATCGTTAGAAAATAATCGTCTTAATCTTGTAAATAAGCTAGTATCTGCCATATTTATTGTTTATTGTGTGTGTATAAATATTTAACCTAGAAGCCAAGACAAATCTTCATCTTTTCCTCCTACTTTCATTTTATAAGCCTGTTTAGGGTCATTAATTTGTGTTGTACTAAAGAAAGGATTATAATTGGCTTTTGATGTATTTGCAAGCATAGCTTTAGTTAAATCAACTCCGTGTTGAGCAAATTTTAATGCAGTATCTCGCACGTAACACGCAGTAGCTATAGACATAATTAGGTCATCATTATAGCCGGTTTGGGCTTCTGGTCGGCCATTTTTCCATACAAATGTTCTTAATTCATCTAATGTACGTCTTGATTGAATTTGTATACTTTGTTCTTTAATATATGCATCTAATTTAGCAATAGTTAATGGTCTGGTCCTAAGTGACATAGTAAACCCAGGTACCATTTTTGATTTATCTATTAAATCATATCCCTTAGCGATGTATGCTTCAGCATCACGAGTAAATTTTTCATCTTTAGGGCTATAATACAAATTTTCATAACCCATGTCAATTACTTCTTGTATAGCAGCCCAACCAATATTTGCATTTTCAATTACAAGTAATGCTTTATTATATTCATTTGCTATATTGTATAATATTCGACCAAAATCTTTAGTTGGTACTTGGTCTTTAAATTCAGCCACTTGTGTGCAATTTTCAATATCTATAATATGAAATGCTGAATAGTCTTTAGAGTCACCTCTAGCTACATCAGCTACAACCATATATTGTCTTGTATAATCTGGGTATTCCCAAACCCATAAGCTACTGTTCATGCCACGCTTTTCTAGTGGGTCTTTTAACATTGTAGCTTCTATATGGTTTAATATTTCAGGAGGGAATACAGTATCACCGGATGTTGTAAAATCACAATCACATTCTTGTGCCGCCATTCTATCCCCTAATTCATCATCTTGTTTATCTCTCCATTCTTGATTTCGTTCTGGGTGTACAGTCCAAGGTAATCTAATAGGTGTAAAGCCACTAGTACCGTCTTGTGCTTTAGCCCATTGTCTATGAAACCAATTACCAGTACCATTAGGAGTAGATAGTATAATTGCTCTACCACCAGTGGCAAGTGTTTGTTGAGCTGAGCCCCAGATCTCTTCAATTCTATTTTCTTCGATAAACGCCGCCTCGTCAATTACTAGAAGCGAAATTGCTTCTGATCTACCAGCATCACCTGCTGCAGATACTGCTTTAATTTGAGATCCATTTTTAAGTCGCAGTGACAGTCGGTTATTTTCTACCGTAGGTAATTTTAACCAACTAGGTAACTGATCGTACATAAATCGTACTTTCGTTACTAGGTTTTTAGCTGTTTCTTGTTTTGTTGCTATTACAAGGATGTTTTTATCCTTTTGAAACAACATCATGTGTAAAGCTATACCTGCTGAGAGTGTCGAAATACCAAGCTGTCTTGATTTTAAAATTACTGATTTATCGTGTTTATTTAGTAATCCTAATACTTTTTCTTGGAATGGGTATAAGTTAAACTGTGTTCTACCTCTTGTTGGGTGTTGAATCCAACAATATTTTTTCATAAAATAAACAGGATCGCTTGCTGATTTAACAAATTCCTGCTTTATGATTGATTTTATATCTGCCATCGTATATACATACTAACAAAAAAGGGGACCTATTGGTCCCCTAATTTTAATACGGGAAAACCCGCATCGCTCGCTTATCCTTTTAAGTTAGCTAATTTTTGCATGCGCTTAACAGATTCATTGAGTTTAAAGTTATCTTCTTCTAATTCAACTTCATCAATAGCGGCATCAATAGTATCTTCAGCTACTGGGGCTTCTTCGTCCATTACTTTACCTTTTTCGTCTTCATCATAGTTTTTAGGTAAAGCCATTTTTTTCATTTTACCATATTCTTTTTGAAGCTTAGCTTTAGCTTTTTCAAGTTCTTTAAGTTGCTTACGAACTTCTTTAACAGCATTCTTATCCATCATATCTCTAAACTCATTATCTTCGTCAATACGAGTTAAACGGCCTTCAGTTTCCTCAATCATTTCATCGATTGCCGCAAGTTTAGTTTCAAGGGCGGCTCTGCGTCCTTGATTTTCGATTTCTTTCATCTTTTTAGCTAATGGGTTTTTAGCTTCTTTGATTTGCTGTTTAATGTATTTTTCTAATTCACTCATGGTGTTGTTATTTTCTGCTAATGGATCACTTAAATCAATATCGCCTCCTAAGCCTAAGGCATCTAAGTCGGCCATCGGATCGTCTGACATATCAAATTCTGCGTCTCTTCTCTTTCTACCTCTAGTTTCAGGAGCGTTTGGATCGCGAGTTGGTTCCATTGATTTTTTAAGCTGAGAAGTTAATGTAATTAAACCTTTCATCTCAAGCGCTTTTAAAAACTTATTTGCTTGAGCTGGGCTATTATATGAAGTAGCGGCAATTATATCCTTAGAAGTAAAGCCCTCAGGCTTAAGCATTGCTGTAGCTAGGGCTTTCATTTCTTCAGGTGTAAAGCGCTTTTTAGGGCGTTTTTGACCAGGTGATTTATATGTTTTTAAAACATCATTTACACGTTGCATAAACTGAAGAACATCCTTCATGCTAGCTTCTTGGCTAAGTTTAAAGATATTTGATGTACGAGCCATTTCATCTAAACCTTCTTCTTCTACAAAGTTAGGTTTACCAAACATGGCATCTTGTTCATCACGAAAATCTTTTTCTATTTCTGCTCTGTCTAATTCGCCAGCTGCGAGATCTTCTAGTTCATCTTCATCGCCTGTTTCCATAGCCCGAGCAATACGGTCATCTTCTTCAGGACGTGAATCAGCAGCTAATTGCTCAGGAGAAGCCATTTCTATTATTGCGGCTTCAATTTCTTCAAGTATAATTTGCTTGATTTCGTTTTTATTCATTTTGCAAAATATTGTTGTTAACAATAATAAATATATAAAACTTAGTCAGGCAATGTATATTCTATAGTATTTATTAAAATTACGGTACCTACAAAACCACCTACAACACCTACCCATGGTTTTTTATACCATTTATCTATAGAGTTTATATAATCTAAATGAAGATTTATTTGTTCGTTTAATAATTCAATTTCTTCATCTCTATAACGAAGAAGAAGATCATTATGGTCATTTAATTCTTTATGAAATGCTATTTGTTTTTCTAATTCTAAAATTAAAATAGTTTTAACTGAATCTTGTGTTTCAAGTGTATCTAAAGCTAAGAAAAACTCTTCAAGTTCCACAGCAGGGATTTGAAGAGTATCTTGTGAAAAACAAAAACTAGATACACTTAATAATAGTGTAGTTAGTATATGTTTCATTTTTTCTTAGTTCTATATTTTTTCTTAAAATCACTAGTAGTTTTTTTAGCATTAGTAGTAGGTTTAACTTTTGCTTTGGTTTTATTAACTACTTTCTTTTGTTGAGTAATTTTATCTTGAACTACTTTTTTATCAGCTTGAACTTTTTTAGTCTTTACTTGAACTTTTTTAATTTTATTTTGGTTTTCTTTAACCTTTTTATCGTGCTCTTTTTTCTTTTGAGTAGAAGCTACTGCAGCGGCACCTCCAAATACTGCAAGTAATCCTACTATCCATTTCCATACTTTCATAATTAAAATGTTATTGTTTTTAATATTTGTTTGATTCTTTCTTCTGTTGAACCTTTAATTATATGATAAACAGGTCTATGTTTTTTCAATAAATTTTGAATACATATATCGATTTCGTTTCTATATTCTAAATTAGTTTCTCTTATACCATTATCTTCCATACCCATACCCTCAGGTGAAATATAAAATATGTAATCATATAAATAGATAAAACGTTTAGCATATTCTTCAAAAGCTTCTCCGTTTATAATACTAGTTTTTCTAGCACATTTAGTAAATGCTATTACATCTATAATAGTTCTATCAGTAACTATATTAGGTTGCATTAGTTCACTTACACGTTCTGCTAGGAATATTGTTTGTCCCTCTATAGTTGTTTCATGATTAAGAGGGATACCTAAAGAATTAAGATATGCGCTACGTTCAGTAGCAAAGTTATAATTTTTTAATTTAGGAATTTCTTTAAGTGCTTTAACTAAAGTAGTTTTACCTACACTCATTGTTCCACAAAAACCTATTTTCATTTTATCCTGCTTGTCTTGATTTAAATCTTGGGTCTTTATACCATGGTAAACCTTTACCACTTCTTCTTGCTTCTTTCCATTCTTCTTCGGTATGTCTGATCCCATAAATATAATATTCTCTTTTACGGTTATCACCTTCTGGTATAAGAGCGGGTCCTTCCCAGTTATGAAGTTTTTTATCCCAATAGTAAGCAATAGTACCTTCTGGTGTTTTTAAACGTCTAGATTTGGGAAAATCTTCTACACCCCGAAGTATATTTTGTTTTTCAATAGCCCGGGCTTCATTAAATTTTTTAGATTCTTCTTTATTCATAATGTTTTCCAGTATTCAGATTTTTCTTTAGGCATCGGTAAACCTCCTATAGTGTGTATTTTATCATCTTCTTCAGACCAAGGACCAGGCTTATCTGCCCATTTTAAAAAATCATCTATTTCTTTTTGGTTTAAAATTGATTCAGCAACATATGTGCCTTGTGCTCCACTTACTGTAATACCCCTTGCTGAGAGAGCATCGCCTACAAAGTGGACATTTGGTACTGTTTTAAGTGCTAAATTATCATAATCTACAAGTGGTTCTGGTGATAGGTATTTTACTTCAGGCATATAAACACCCCAATCATTACCTAATGTAGGAAACACTTTAGTCATATCTTCAATAAAATCTTCAATATAAACCGCATTATCACCAATAGCATCATATAATGGATCTAAACTATTTACAATTTCGGTTTTAACATATTCGCCCTCACTTGTTTTAGATGGTACTCTATGGCTAGGAGAGTAATAAGTACCTGTACCATTAATTTGAAGTTTTTTAACTGCTTCC